GTGCTGTTACTACCTGAAAAGTGTTTGTTTCAAAATCAGCAGCCACATACCCTGCACCTGAAGGTGGTGTTACATTTGTAAAAGTAAATAAATCTCCTGCACTCAAACCATGAGATGTATAGTTTACAGTGACCGTTGCGGATGTATCTGTAGTATCGAATGTTGCACCTGTAAGTGATGTATCAAGAGGAGTGATATCATAAAATGCGCCTTCGTAATAAATAAATAATCCTTTGTTTGTACCAAGAGCAACATATCTTCTTCCATCCAAGTCAGCCCAAACTAACTGTTCTCTTACAGCTCCAACTAAAGTAGAACCAGTTATCTGTTCCCAACCACCAATTTTTTCTGGTAGACCATATCTAAATCTAACAAAGTCACCATCTGTCCATTGCCCTTCGGCACCTGTTTCAGTAACTTGTTTGTTAAATCCTGGTCTTATCTGTACATTTGTTAAAGGCATAAAGTATTATACCATTTACAACAAGTAATTTATAGTTAATACTATATTAATTGGTTCATCGGTTTGAGTTGCGCCAAAATGAGCTATATTTGTTGGTAAAGTTAATAACCTATTTTCTTCACATTTTATTATTTTTAAGCCAGATATATTTACACTGGCATTTGATGTATTTAAAAATAATATACTTTTCATACTTTTATCATAAATATCCTTCGAATTAGCAACTTCTGACTCCACTGCTTTATCAGTTTTAAGTGTCATTAGTATTTGAGAATCAATTAAAGTAGACACCTTTAGGTTTTTATTTAAAGAATCTAAAATGTAAATAAAAGGGCTTAATTTATTTTTTTCTTTATCATATAGGTGGTGAAAAAATACTCCAGGTGATTTAATAAACCATGGAAAATCAACTCCCCATATGGTTTTTTGAATTTTAAAAAATTCTTCATTATTTAAAAAATTATTTGTTACTTGAATCATCTGAAAGATCTATACTTTGGTCTCCACTAGTTTGCATGTTTTTTACGTCTTCATTAAAATTAATATTAAACTCCATAACAATTTTAACTAACGTATTACCGAAGTGTCTTAAAAATTCAGGACTAAAATGAATTTTTTTATTTTGAATAATTATTTTAATTTCTTCATCACTAAAATGTAAATCACAGGCTCCGTCTTTTTTATTTTGAATAAACTTCATTTTCTTTCTATTCCCCAAAATTTTCTACCATCCATATGTAAATCTTTATAAGGGCCGTCCTTATATACATAATGTAAAAAACATTGTGCTGCCCAATCCCCCAAAAACTCATCTCGTCCATGTTCTATTTTAGGACCAAAATAAATTACTGCATCACCTGGTAAAATATTCACTTCTTTATCACCCATTAATATTGGCCAATCTACACCACAGTTCCCTAAATTTGTAGTAACACTTACTTCACATGAGGGCCTGTCAGTATGTTTATCTAAAGTTGCGTACTTAGTATACATCCTCCAGTATGAATAGGTTGGTAATAATTTTTCACCAACAGCTTCTTCAATAAATTTTTGTTTTAATAATAATAAAGAGTCCATAATGGTATCTCCGTAAAAATAAGTATCTCTGTTATGAGATATAGGGTGAGAATCAAAATTATTTAAATTAGACCTATGTTTTATTTCACAATAAGTAGAAAAAAGTTGCACTTCATTTTTAGTTAAAAAATTTTTTATGTGTTTATAATTTAATTCTTTTAAAGTGCCCATAAAACCATCGAGTATCTTGTTCCTTTAGTAACTGGTTGCACTGCATGAGGGTACATGAAATTGCTTGGCCAAATTATAAGTCTATTGGATTTTTTATCTATTTGAAGTATTTTATTTTCTTTCCATATTTTAAAATGAAGATCTCCACCCTCGTAATCATCGTTTATAAAATAAATCATACTTAGCGTTCTAGGTATTGCAAAGCCATGATCTATATGAAATTTATAAAAACCTCCAGGAACATATTTTAATATTTGAATGTCGTTTATTGTAACTCCAAAATTTATTTCTAAGTCTTTTGCATATTTTTTAATTTTTTCATTAACCATATATTGTATATAGTTTGTCCAATGAACAACACTAAAGCTTGAATCATTTAAATTACTACAGTAATAAGTTTCAACATTTCGAACTTTTTTATCAACCTTCGTTGTACCATCCTCTTTAACTACCGTTGCATTCTCAAATTTTAAATCATTTGTACAAAATTTTGTAAAGATTTTTAATGTTTTTTCTGGTAATAAATTATCATAAATTTGTATATAAGTGTTTAACTTATCCATACTTAAGTTTGTATTTTTTATTTCCATGATTTTTTATACCACCATTTATTTTTATACTTATTAATGAATTTTGAAAATAGTTTAAATTTTTCTAATTGTAGTTCAGTATCTTTTGTACAAGTCAAATTCATTTGCCAATTATCTCTTTTAAACGGTATTACTTGAACAAAAGGTGTGCCCTCTTTTATTATGCTTTTTAGCACTGGGTATTTATCACCATTTATAACAAAGGGAAAATTTATTTCATTAGCATAGGAATCTGTATCTACTATTGCTGGGATTATAGAAAACCTGTCATCGCTATTGTTTAAAGGTGGTAAAAACAAGCATGAATATCCAAAGGGAGTTTTTATTGTCCAAGGGTTCATAATTTTAAGAAAAGGTAGATTTTTGTTTTTTTTAGTTAAAGGACATTCATCGCCCAATTGATGGGTGGGGTGTGAATCATCGGCTTCATTTACATTTAGATTAAATGGGCTACGCTCTAGACCTGAAGTGATTTTTGTCGTTCTTTCTTGATTCTTAATTACATTATGTTCAATATAAACATCAATAGGTATTTTAAGAATATATCCCGCTGTCAATGAATCTAAAACAGGTATACAGCCTTTTATAGTTCTGTTGGTAAAAGTGTGTTCTAGTTTTTTGAACCAATCAGGTATATTTAACTTACAAGGTATTGGATGAATATTTTTGTTTTGTAAAATACTTTTTTTTGCACTAAACTCTATGACGTTTTTGAGCATAGAACATATATAAAGATATTAAGGTATTTGTAAAGTGTTAAAATAAGTGATTGAATTATCCTCACAATATTTTTCCCAACTTTTTCCTAAAGGATAAGTTAAAGAATTAACATCAAAAGTATCTATATAGTCTTTATAACTACTCAGTGCAGTAACCATAGGGTTAGATGGACGACCTTCGATAGAAGAATTTAATTCAGATTTGATTTGATTTAAATACGACCTAAGAGCATTTGCATCTTCAAAATCTATTACTTTATCGGTATAAGAAACCGTATCTCCATGTAACTCAGCATATTTAGTATTATTTTTAATTAATTGAAAATCAGAATTAGAAATTTGTTTTACTGTATAGTTAGCTTCATTTATACCCATTGAGGCTTTATCTTCATCAGTTGATATTCTGTAAAGACCCCCTATTCCATCTGATGTAAAAAATAAACTTGCCATTATGCTCTATCCTCCAATATTGCTAAAAAACCCCCTGAGCCTGTACCACCATTTGAGGGATTACTGTTTCCTGCATATCCTGGACCACCGTTTCCACCAGCACCAACATTAACTCCAAATAAATAATTTCTGTTAAACCCAGTTGCATTAGCTCCAGGTGCATTACCCCCACTACCTGAAGGACCATTACTTCCAGGTTGTCCACCGGCACCTCCGTTACCACCATTCGCAGTCGCTAAGTTAGTGACATTTGAATTACCTCCAGCGCCTCCCGGGTCACCAGAATTATTTCTTCCAAATCCACCGTTGCCACCCCCTCCTAAAGAGTATGGATACCCTGTTCCACCAGTGACAGATACTGTGAATAAGCCGTAGCCTCCGGAACCACCTGAACCACCATCTCGATAGCCACTTCCGCCACCGCCACCGCCAGCGCCCGATAAATAAACTTGAGCTTTGTTTGCGGCAGGGTTTGCAGTGTATGTTCCTGATGTAGGTCCAGTAGCATAAACTATTGCCGGTTCAAAAACACCACCACCTGCTACTCCACTTGATGCAGATGTAATTCTTCCTTGTGCATCCACAGTAATATTAGCAGTTGTGTAAGATCCTGCGGCTACTGCAGTGTTAGCAAGTTTATCTGCAGTTACAGCGTCATTTACTATTTGCGTAGTATCAACTTCATTTGCATCAATAGCACCGTTATCTATAATTGTATTTCCATTTGAAATAATACCCATAGTATCTCCTTAAATTTTTTCTAATTTCAATCTAAATTTTTCATTAGATTTGTTGTTGATTAAGTATATATCGTCCGAACCTTCCTGTAAAGTCCAGCTCCCTTTTGTTCCGTCAACTATATTACCCTCAGTTTTATGCTCATTATTTAAATGCAAGTCTCCTGTATAAATGTTTTGCCACACATTTCCTAAAGCCCCTAAATCGTACGTGTCATTTGCACCAGGTAGTATGTTCCCTGTAGCTGTAATTTCACCAGTTGCGATAGCTCCTAAATTTGCAGTAACATCTATAATATCTGTACCATTACTATAAACTATTTTGATTCCTTTATTAGTAGTAGAAAAAGTAGGTCCTGTACCACTAGCAGTTTTAAATTCTACGGTAAAAGCACCTGTAGTATTGTTATAAACTATATAAGATTTTTCTATACCATCAGGAACTGTAACAACTTGATTTCCAGTAATTGTCCCCGATAATTCAATAATTAAATTTCTTGCATCAGAAGATGTGGTAGATCCATCAGCTATTAATAAAACAGTAGTTTGAGCTCCACCTGCAATAGATTTATTTACGTAACCTTGAATCTGTTCTACAATTTCTAAATTAGTATTTGTTTTAGTTCCCCAAGTACCAGCATTAGCGCCAGTAACCATAAGTTCAATACCAAGATTAGTGTATGATGATGTCATAATGTTATTATATCCTCTCTAAGCTGCTAGATCAACCTCAGTCCAAACGTTAGATACACCTGGGTCTATTTCCGCCCAAGCTGTAATATTAGGATTTCCTGTATTTGTTTGTAATTGAATTCCAGTAACGTTTACATCTGCATTTGCTGTTACTGTAACAGATCCTATAGAAGTGGACATTTGTATACCTGTAACTTCAGCTACAACTACTGCATCTACTGTTCCAACTGAACCTGTTAATTGAATACCTGTTAATTCAACATTAGCGTCTGCTGTAGGAGTTTCTTCTCCCATAGACATTGTTAACTCTTGACCAGTAACTTCAACACTTACATCTGTAAATGCAAACTCATCCCCTAATGTTAAAGTTAATTGTTGTCCTGTAACAGCTACACTACCATTAATTGTGAAAGACACATCACCAACAGAACCTGTTAATTGTGATCCTGAGACAGAAACATCAGCATTTCCAGTTGTAGTTACTGAACCAATCGATGTAATTATATCGTGCTCTGTAACTATAACGCTTACATTACCATCAGCAGAAACAGAATAAGTTCCAAGTGAAATGTTTGCTTGTGATCCTGTTACATCTATATCAGCAGTTATTTCAAAAGATACATCATTAGTTGAAAGTGTTAGCTCAGATCCTATTACTGGAACATTAGCGTCTGCAGATATAGTTGAGTCTCCTACAGAACCTTGCAATAAGAAACTTGGAAGTTGTCCCGCACCTGTTGTCGCTTCAATTGTAACACTTGGTATAAAGAAAGTGCTAGGACTTAATGTTGCAAAAGGAGCTTCTCCAAAAGCAGTTAATGTATCTTGTGTAGAAGTTTTGTTTGTTATAGATAACTGAATACCAGTAATAGGCACGCCTACATTTATGTCTTCTTCACCTATAAAAGTTTGTAAAGAGATACCAGTCGTAGAAGCAATAACTGAACTTCCTGCCACAGCACCAGCGTTAGTAATTGTTGCTTGAATGCCTGTTACCGGTACATTAGCTGTACCTGTATTAGACTCTTCTCCCATAGATGATGTAAGAACAGTTCCTAGAGGATAAGCAATTACATCATTTGCTTCAGATGAAAAAGCCGCTTCAGAATATGCGGTAATACCTAGAGCCATAGGTTAGGCTCCTTTTTTGTCTACTTTTTTATTTTCTTTAGGTAATTCTTTTTTTAGTAGATCAGAATAATGTTTTTGTAAAACTTCTAAATCAGTAAATTGAATAGTTAACTGTTGTTTTTGAAGAGCTATATTTTGAAGTTTTTGTACAACTATTTTACCTTGATCTGATAATTTCTCACTGTCATATTCTTTTTTGTCAAAATTGAATATCATTACATTTCCTCTAATTTAAATCTGTATTTTTTACCAGATTTATTATTTAAAATATATAAATCTTCAGCACCCTCTTGAATAGTCCAATTACCTTTAGTGCCATCAACAGCATTACCTTCTTCTTTTGCTTCGTTAGATAAATGTAAGTCTCCAGTGTATATGTTTCTCCAAACATTTCCTGATGCACCTAGATCGTAAAGGTCGTTTGCTCCAGGAACTACCGCACCTGTTACTGTTAAAGTAGAACCGTCAAATGTCATGTTTGCTTCAGCATTCATCGCATCTGTGCCAGTTGCAGTAAGAACTCTGTTATTAGAGCCATTAGTCATGAAGTCAGATACATCAACAGAAATTGCATCTGCAGCTACATCAATACCTGTTCCTGCTCCTACATCTAAATTTATAGTCCCTGAAGTAGTAACTGTTCCACCACCAGTTAAACCAGCTCCAGCAGTTACTCCTACGGAAGTTACCGTTCCAGTATTTGTAGTAAATCCAGAATCGTTATTAAATCCTGAGATATTAATATTTGCTTTTGTTAATTTCTTTTGAGCATTAACTGAATCAACTACAACAAAAAAATCACCATCTGCATCAGATGTTGAAGTAGTTAATTCTGATAAATCTACGTCAAGTGTAACAGTTCCTGTAGTTCCACCGCCATCTAATAATGTACCTGCGGTAACCCCTTGTATATATCTACTATCTAAATCTACATTATCTGATTGAACATCAGTGACATGGCCAAAACCATCTACGGTAAGATTAATATTTGCAGTTACAGTTCCGCCAGAGTTTCCTGTCTGGCCGTAAGTACCACTTAAAGTAGAAGTATCGGCATGAGCAACTTGATCCGCTGTAACAGATATACCTGAGCCTGCACCAACATTTAATGTAACAAGACCTGATGATCCACCACCGGTTAAACCATCTCCTGCTGTAACACCTGTAATATCTCCAGTAGTTGGAGTTTGATATTCTAGAGCAGTTCCAGCTCCATTAACTGCAAGAACTTGATTTGCAGTTCCAATAGTAGTTAAACCAGTTCCACCTTTTGTTGTTGGAACCGTAGGTAATCTGTCTGATGCTAAAGTTCCTGAGGAAACATTTGAAGCATTTAATGCTGTTAAAGCACTTCCATTTAAAGCTGGTAAAGTTGCAGGGAATCTTGCGTCAGGTATTGTACCAGAAGCTAAGTCAGCTGCATCTAAACTACCAGAAATAGTACCACTAGCAACTATATTACCTGTTACATCTAATTTTTCTTGCGGATCATTATTTCCAATTCCTACATCACGGCCAGTAATATTAAACTCACCTGGAAGTATTTCAAGTGCCGCAAATCCACCAATTTGAATTTGAAAATAGTTTGCGCCTCCAAAGCCAAATTTAGTATCAGTGTCACCATCGTGTGTAATGTATTGAGGTATGAATACGTCAGTACCATCAAATGTAAAAGTGCTTTCTGCCTCTAGGGTATCAGCAGTATTGCTACCTGTTATAATTCTATTATCAGCATTGTTGTTAATTGTAGTTAAAGTAATGTCTTGATATTCTAAAGCTGTTGCACCTGAGTTTACGGCAAGAACTTGGTTTGCAGTCCCGATAGTAGTTAACCCTGTACCACCTTTTGTTGTTGGTACAGTTGGTAATCTATCAGAAGCTAAAGTTCCTGAAGCAACATTAGTTGCATTTAAATCTGTAAGTGCTGAACCATTTAAAGCTGGTAATGTAGCAGGAAATCTTGCATCAGGTAAAGTTCCTGAAGCTAAATTATCTGCATTTAAATTTGTTAAGTTAGATCCATTGTTTGCAACAATGTTTCCACTAGAATCAAGGATAACGGCTTTGGAAGCAGGTAATGTACAAAATACATTTTTAGTTCCTGCAGAAAAGTTTACTGCAGCATCACTGTTTGATGATGATAAAATTGTATCTCTAGATAAAGTATCGGTTGCAGCATCTGTAACTGTACCAAGGCCAACTTCAAACTCACCATTTTCGTTTACAATAGAATAGTAAGTTGTGTTTCCATTACCTATCGCAGTTACAAAAGATTCAAATCCCGAAACTGCACCACCTAGATCAAATGTACCTGTACCAGTAGTAGTAGAGGTTTCTTTTACTCTATCATTTACCACCAAAGCCATTTTAACTCCTTTTTAATTAAGCGATTCTTAAAATTGCAGCAGAGGTTGTGAATGCAGGGAACTGGATTGTAAATGTTCCAGATGTTGCAGTCTTGTCTCCACCAAAATCTAATACAGCAACTGCTTCAGTAGTACCAGTACCACCGTCTGTAGTTGTGTTGTAAATCAAAGCACCTCTAGCTGTTAGTGTAACTCCAGTGAAAGATAAATCAGCAAAGTTAGTTATTGCTACTCCTGATGAAACTTTTACACCGCTGTTTACTAAAGCTTTTCCACCCGCAGAATAACCTGACGGTGAAGTAACTTCTCCAGATGATGAATAGTTAGTTGTTGAAGCACCTAATGTAGCAGTTGAAACATACATTGCTAATTTAAACGTATCTCCACCTGCGCTATCAAAATCGTGCTCACCACCCATCAATTGTTTTTTAAATGAATTGCAAATTGCATTAGTTGTGATTGCCATAATATATATTCTCCTATTTTAATAATGTGTTTGGCGATGGTGAAGGTATTTGTATTCTTGGTACCCCATCATCGTATTCCGCACGTCTTCGTCTCCCCATTTGTTGAAGAGCAAAATTCTGTACTTCTTCATTATACTTACTTTCATACAGCTTGTACATATCCATGGGGCCTTTTAAATATCTAAAAGCTTCTGATAGTACACCATGTAATAACATTGATTCTTGATAAGTTGAAAGAAAGGTGTTGTTTGAAGCTGTAAACTGTGGTGGATCCGTGATGTAGTTAATTTGAATTGTGTAAGCTGAATCTGGAATAGGAGCTACTAATATATTAAAATCGTCCCAATTTGCCCAGTATTTAGGCTCACCTGTAGCAGCATTATTATTATATTCCGATATAAAACTTGTATCTCTTTTTTCTAAAAAAGTTCTTGTTGAACCATTTATCATTTGAACTGATCTCATAATAGTTAAATCAGCAGGTAAACTTACATATCTATTCCCAGAAGTAAAAGTAGATGTTGAATATTTTCTAAGATCATCATAATCAACTTTACCGGCTACGTCTAACTCTACTGATCTAATAAAGTTTTGTATAAGAGTATCACTTAAAACATTACTACTTACTTCTGTATAGTTTCTTACTTGTGTTAAAAAATCTGCGTAAGTTATAGCCATTATGAAATCTCCACTGTTACTGAATTTATATTCATTAATAATTCTCTTCTTCTATTTTGCAAAGATGGGTCTGCAGGTACCATTACAGTTTGACCTTGTGTAATATAAGCAAAGTCACCAGGTAATGTTAAATCAGCAACACCAACCATAGAACCACCTGAATCCGCATAGACACCATCAATATTAGTCGGTTGTTGAAATTTTTGAGCTCTACTATTTTGTAATGCTATGGCATCTGCAACAATTCTTTTTCTTCTAATTTGAGGGTGTTTAGGTTCAAACTCAGAATAATGCACTAAAGATCCATTCCATTCTTTAACCATTTCAGTATATGGAAATGCCATACCTGATCTATCAGATATTGCTAGTGATCTTTTACCTGTTGCCCATTTAGCCA